TGTGTTAAGTATATATTGGATTTAGATATTGAAGGAGGTGGCGAAGAATCGTATATATTTGATGTGTGTTATATATTACAATTTCAGAAACATATAACAGAAAAAGAATTAATGGATTTAATATCTACTTAAACTTTTTAGATAGAAATAGAACCATTTATTAATGTCTCTTGGATTTCCTTTTGGATTTTTTGAATTTTATTTTTCTGGATTTTCTGGTTTTTCTCCCTCTACTATTCTTTTTACGAGTTTTTCTTTTCCCGCCAACTTCACCAGTCCTCTCATTTATATTCCATGAGTTCCTGTGTATGTCTTGTCGTTGCGCAGGAGTTAATGAGGCAGCAGCCATTTCTGACAAAGAAGGAATTGTATTTTTGCTTTTTTTTGCCATTATTCTTTGTATTTTTTTTATTTCGTTTATAGGTGCTTCTTTTCTCTCTTTTTCCTCTATTTTCGTGACTATGTAGTCTTCTATCATATAAGGAATACCATTTTGGTCTTCATCCTCTGGTGTCAGACTTTCTGCCAGTGCAAGTTCGTGGTTGAATTTAACATCAAGTTTAATATCAATATCTGCGTGGTTTAATAATAATTCAACCATGTCTATATCTCCAGAATTAATTGCGTGTCTAAGTGGTGTAATAGTAAGTTTATCGTCATCATCAATATACCCAGCCTCCGCATGTCCATCATTAATATACCCAGCCTCCGCATTCACATTAGCTCCTTTTTTTAAGGCATCTTCAACTTTGTCGTAATCATGATCACCAATTGCATCAAAAAGATATGTATCCTTTTCGTCTTGATCGTCTGGATTTCCTCCTCTCTGTCTTTTCTTGGCTTTTCTAAACGTATTGGGTTTTCTATGATATTTTCGTGTTGCCATCTACTACTATATATATCTATTTTTATTTTTGGTTGAATTAAAAATTGAACTAGGTTTTTGTATTAATATACTTACAAAACTAACCAAGATGGAGAACTCACTCAATGTCACAAATATGCAAAAGCTAATTAAGGAAATTACCAATATGCTTCCAAAAGAGAGTCAAACAAAAATATGCAATATAGATAAAGCGTCGGTAGAAGGTCCTCTTTCTACCAAACGAGTCTCACAAGGTTCCCGCACGTCTGCTCCATATGATATCATATCTCATTTGTCGCTATCAAATCTACAAACCCATTTACCCGGCATGGTGATTAGAATGCCATTCAGCAAGTATGAAGAAATCCGTGAGAACCCACAATCGAATGAACTGGACTCTTACTTACTTCGCAATATTGGAGGCAATGAAACTGTCTCGTGCTTCATTTACATCACAAAAGAGGACGGTTACAGTGGGTCAGGTGAACAACGCATTCAATATGACCGATTCAAAATTGAACAGGAAAAAAATGGCTGGATCCCAATATATAGACACGAAAACATTGCTTATGGAGAGGCGAATAAGGGTAACGATAAGTGGTCAGGTCATTACTATATAAACATTAGTGGCGGCAGCCAAGATTGTATTCGAAGTCATTTACCTGACAAAGAAGACCAAATATTCACAACATATCGAGGATGTATGTCTACTAAAGAAGCGATTACTGATGTAAAACTTTCGCTTATATGGCAACTATTACATTGTCATGATATTACTGATTTAATTCCTGTTGCGAAACTTGATACATTCCTACCCATTATAGAATGCTATTTGAAAAGTAAAATATATCTGGGAAATACATGTTATGATTTAATTCACAATCTGGGAACGATCAAAAAAGGCATTCTTTATAGTCCAATTCACTTTGAACGCTTGTCTATTCGCCAGTTTTCTGAGGCAGGAGCTCTGCATATCAGCCATAATGAAGCTGTATGTAAACAAAAAATGTACTTTTGTGAAACCCAAAACGTACTGCTTTCGGATTATAGACCAGGAAATTTATTCTGGGATACAAAAATGGCAAATATGCAGCAGCAAGATTTTACCATTGATGAATATTGGATTGACCACGACGAACGAAGCAAACGACGCGAGTTATTCTTGTAGGTCTACTTCTTCGTAAGCACACTCTTTATTAGTTAAATTATTTAAAATACAATCTTTGAACAAATCCTTTCTCAATTCAAACCCTACTCCAATTCTTCCCAATTTCTGAGCAGCGATGGCTGTTGTAAAGCTTCCTGCGAAAATATCCAATACAATATCCCCTTTATAGCTGTAGTAATAGGTACTCATCAACGGAATATCTATAGGAAATGGCGCTGTATGTCCCAGCTTGTTTTCTTTTTTATTATTAATTTTGATAACCGGACTGAGTTTATGAATATCTCGCCTCCATAGTTGAACCAATTCTTTAGGGATTAAATTCTCCTGTTGTCTGAATGGATTTTGTGTTACAATTGTTTTTAGTGAAAATCGCTTTCCTCTATCTGATTCACTTTTTTTACAGTCAGGATTCTTACATTCCCATGACCTTATGCCCTTAGAAGTATAACTGTTGCTCTTCACAATCAAACTACCGCAGTCATTACATGGATATTTAATATTCTTTTCCAGTCGGTGCTTGTGAAAGATTAGAATATGTTCGTAGCAATTACATGAATACTGGAAGAATGGAAAGGGTTTATTTCCATTTTTATGACGCGAACTTTGTACCTCGCCCTTATCCCAAATAATATCATCAACAAAGGTGAATCCACATTCTTCAAACATAACAATGAAATACGCTGGAAGAGGAATCTTTCTCTTACCGAAAGCGTTTATTTTATCCATTTTATCATTGTCTACTATATCGCTTATATTAAAGACGAATACACGATGATTATCTAAAACACGATAACATTCTGTAATAATTTCTCGCATATTATCCATATATGCCTTTAGATTAGGCCACGTAGAATATTCACGCGCATTATAATATGGTGGTGAAGTAACCATGTGACCTACACTTTCAGCCGGCATTTTTTTTAGATTATCCAAACAGTTTCCCCAAACAACCTTGATATTCTCAGGATTCTTTGAAACACGTGTTAGTAGTTCATAGTCAGTATGATTCATGTCTATATTGAACTTTTGTTTCATAGCATTGCGATACGCATCAATAAAATCATATATATTTTGCTCGTTATTTTCTTTATAATCATATTCCTTTTCTAAACGCTCCAATACAATCTCGGGCAACGTCGCCTTTAATGTATCCAAGTTATGTTGGTACAAATTAATAAATACATTCTCGTTTTCAGTCTTAATATCGTTAATAATATTCTCTACTGCTAATTCGATCTCAGCAGTCATTTCGTCAGATATCTTATTATCTATGGTTACAACCGACGTTAGTGCTGGCGTTTGTACTGGCGTCTGTGCGTTCATAATCAATTCAATCAACTGCTCTTTGTTTTTATTCGAAAATCCTTTTATTTTACGAGACCTACATATATCCAACAGTTCGGTCTTCGTCTTGTCGGCAATAGGTACTTCAATAATAGTTTCCATCTTAGTTATAATATACTATATTTTTTAACTCTATTTGAAAATCAATTTTATGTAATATTATTATAGTGAAAATATATAAAAAAAATAATTGTTTTTATATATTTGTTTCGTTTTTACATAATATTTTTTTAAACAAGTTCTAAATCTTTCAAATGCCAATATTCAGAACAACCAGATGGCATTGGTCGACGGATAATAAATGGCAATTTATGTTGCTCCAGTTCCTGAACCGCAATAATATAACTATCAATAACGTTATCTGCTACGCGAACGAAAGGAGAATGTCCATTTTCTATTTGCTTTGCTCGCTGTCCCAATACTCGTGTTCGTTCATACTTACTTAAAATAGGGACAGTTTTATGTAAGTCGTCTATGATATTATTTTTACTATCTCTTATTACTTGCGTCATAGCCGCTATTTCTTCACTGTTATGGGAAATAGATGATTGGTGATAATCTAATAGAGTATTTTGATAATTATCTAATTCTAATTTATTATATTCTTGTTCGTTATCGCTATCGTCGTCATCGTCTTCGTCGACATCCTGACTTAAAGTAATTGGTGACGATTTAATCGATCCATTCGGAGACATCATAACATCATTGTATACATCCTCGCCATCTACTTGAAACTCGTCGTCATTATCATCTGAATCATCATGGATTGGTGGAGGCGGTGCTTCGTCATCATCTGAATCATCATCATGGGTTGGTGGTGGTGGTGGTATTTCGTCATCATCACTGTCTACAACAACATCAATATTGTCTTCGAATTCTTCATCATCTATCTTGCTTAAGTTATCGGATTCCACAGCACTACTCATTTTATATAATATATAATATAAAAAATCTTTTTAAATTCAATTTTTTTTTATACTGTTGCGTTATTATTATTATGCCATATAGTATCACAATGGCAACACTGATAAATATATTTCAAATTCATTTCATCATATCTTTTATATAGCACATCGTGTGGAACACTTTTTTCAGCTGCGTTTGATTTACATGATTCATTTGGACAAGGAATATTGTCGATATGAGGCAATGTGGGGTCGTATTTTGTAAATTTATTGATAATGTTGTTATAGTTATCTTCTTTGCGTTTTAAATTAGTTTTCGATACACAAATATTATCTTGTATATTTGTTTCTTCATTGCCACAATTGCGACAATAATATGTAAGACTATTTCCATCATCATCACTGACCCGAATATAGTACATGTTGTCGCATTTATTACAGAACTTCATTTTAATTTATATATATAATATTGCTTATATATTTATTTCAATTTTTTATTTTAATGTTTTTAATCTTGGTATATAAATTATTGTAATCTAATTGCATTTTCATTTGATACATATTAGTGGATACGGATTCAATATCGTAATCACCTCTCATTTTTGTAATTGATTCTAACATGTGTTTCTTATTTTGTTTAATATGTGCTACAATTTCATCTCTAAAACACTCTTCGCATGTCTTTAATCGATCGGTATTATATCTCAATACTAAGTTATATATCGAAGTCTCATATTTTTTATAAGAAATTATCTTATTATAATCAGGTATTTCTTTAGACGTATCAGTAATACCTGGTTCATTCATCAATGGATTGTCATTAAATATTGTAACCAGAGTTAAAAGTACGCTGGATAATGTTTGACACGATGTCCATTGCTCACCATGCCACGTATTTAAAATAGATAAACATACCTTACCACTTCGGTATAAATTTGGGTTAAAGCGGGTTTTTCCATCGTTCGTTAAATAGGTAAACGACGGTGGACTATGAGGATAATTATGAGGAAATGTTACATCAAAAAAGAACAATCCATTCTCATAGGGTGTATCACTGGGACCAATAATCATAACATACCCTTTTAACATTTCCTCGTCGTCATGCATATAATATATACCTTCGCTATGTAGAGAATTTTTTCTAATATATCTAATATCACTTATAAGACGATGTATGGAATCTTTTTGTATAATAGAATTATTTGCCATCATCTAAATTTATATTAATAAATTTAGATGTATTTATGTTGATTATGTTAAATATATTTCTATCTGGTATTGCGTAACAAAATATTTATTTATCATGCTTATGAATAAAAATTGAAATCATTTAAAAATGTCTTTAATTATATATTATACACAATGAGCAATACATCAATTATTAAGCTAAGTCAATTCCTATATAACAATCGATATAACAAGTCCTCTGGCGATGTAATAACGCATACAAGAATAGGAAATCAATCTGAGGATATTCACGGTGGCTCCTATTCTATTACAGGTAAAAATATAAATACATTACATAAGTTGGTAGCTGAAGAGGTGGCAATGAAAGGAAGCAATGAATATCTTACTGAAAAGCAGGGAGATATTGGCCCTATTGCCATCGATTTTGATTATCGTTATGATAAGTTGGTGAAAACACGGCAACATAATAAAGATGACATCACCTCTATCCTATGTATGTTTTCAGAAATCATTAAAAAGATTTTTGATTTTAAGAATAATGACACGTTTGACATGTATGTATTTGAGAAACCTTCTGTCAATATGTGCGACAAAGAAACTAAGGATGGTATACATATTATCATCGGTATCAATTGTAGCACAAATATTCAGAAATACATTCGTATCGCCACTTTGCCTATTCTAAATAGCGCGACCGATTGTCCAGTCGACTTACCGATTACTAATGATTGGGATAGTATTTACGACGAAGGTATTTCAAATCGTACAACAAATTGGCAATTATATGGATGTCGAAAGCCATGTAACGAGGCGTATGCTCTAACAAACATGTTCTCGTTAGTGTTCGATGACAGTGATAGTGATTTCTCATTTATTGAAGCGGATGTTAACAAATTCGATTTTAAAAAAAACTTTTCAAAATTAAGTGTTCAGAATACTACTAATCCTTCTTTCGAAGTGAAGGCGGACATGAAGGATATTATAGATAATAATACTAAGACTCGTAAGAAGCGGACTATGCGTCCACGTAAAATGAAACTTATTAATTCTGAACTTGATTTGTCTGCTATTACTGACCAGGAACAACTCGAGGGAACCCTTGCCGAACTGTTTGAAACTCTTAGACCGAGTGAATATAGGATCCAAGAAACACACGAATATACAATGGTCCTACCCGAAAGTTATTATGGAGGAGGGTCGTATAATAAATGGTTCTCGGTTGGATGTGCTCTAAAAAATACAGATAATCGTCTATTCATTTCATGGATGATTTTTAGTAGTCAATCTTCTGATTTCGATTTCGCGGAAATTCCCAAATATTACGATATGTGGAAAGAAATGTCCGTTGGAGAAGGAAACTTGACCTACAAATCCATTGTATATTGGGCGCGCAATGATGCTCTCGCGACGACCTTCAAAAAGATTTATGATAAGTCAATTGATTATTTTGTAGAACAGACATATCCTAAGCAAACTGATTTTGATTTGGCAATGGTATTATACCAAATGTACAAGGATAAGTTCGTATGCGTAAATACAAAGAGTAATATTTGGTACACTTTCAAGAATCACAAGTGGGTACCTGCTGACCCATGTGATTTGGCGATTCTTATTTCTAAAGAGATGACCATTGTTTACGCAAATAAGATCAAAATTAGTCTGGATGAGATTACTACATTCAATGAGAAGGAGGACCCTGAGAGATGGAATTATTTGCGTTCACGCGCAGCCACATTTTCAAATGTGGGTCTTCAGCTCAGAAACAATAGCCATAAGAACAGTATTATGCAAGAAGCGAAGGCTATTTTCAAGGACCCAGAAGACAACTTTTTGGAAAAACTGGATTCTAATCCTATGTTGTTGGGATTTGATAATGGCGTATTCGACTTCAATGAAAGCATGTTCCGTCCCGGAAAACCTGAAGATTATTTATCATTGACCACCAAAATGAATTATATTCCATTCGGAGAAAACAATAAAAAAATCATTATTAAACCATACAATAATGAAACACATGAGAAAGCTCATAATATGGAGGATTCAATGAAACAAGTGGATGCTTTTATGAAACAGCTATTTCCTAAGGAATCATTGCGAAAATATATGTGGGAACATCTTGCATCTACATTACTCGGAACTACAAAAAATCAAACATTCAATATATATACCGGTGCTGGAAGTAATGGTAAATCAATGCTTGTTGATCTAATGTCGAAATGTTTAGGTGACCTTAAGGGCACAGTTCCTATCACTCTTATTACACAAAAGAGAACCAACATTGGTTCCGCAACTCCTGAACTGGCAAAGCTGAAAGGTAAACGACTTGCCGTAATGCAGGAACCTCAGAAGAAGGAAAAAATCAATGAGGGTATGTTGAAAGAACTGACTGGCGGTGATATGATTCAGGGGAGAGCGTTATATCAAGATTCTGTTGAATTTCAACCCCAGTTCAAATTAGTTGTATGTACCAACTCTTTATTCGATATTACCGCTACAGATAATGGCACATGGAGAAGAATTCGTGTATGTGATTTCATGTCTCTATTTACTGATAATCCACGCGACGATGATAAGGATCAACCTTATCAGTTTAAAAAGGACAAAGAATTGGACACATATTTTGACATATGGAAATATCCTTTCATGGCAAAACTAATCCAGATTGCTCAAGAATGTAAGGGAGATGTCACTGATTGTGATGTAGTGATGGCGACCAGTAACAAATACCGCGAAGGACAGGATTACTTCTTAGCATTCAGTAGCGAAAAGATCGAGAAATGTGACGAATCTGATAGGGCTAAGATTAAGAAAGGTGAAGTTCTCGAAGTATTCAAGCAATGGTATTCAGAAAACTATGGCGGCAAACCACCACAAGGAAAAGAACTATACGAGTTCATGGACAAACAATATGGAAAGGCACCCAAATCAAAGGGTTGGACGAATGTCCGAATCATCTACGATAATGACGACGAAGAAGAATTAAATATTTAATATATATAAATAATAATGAGCGACGATAACCATCCGGCACTCTCTACTGTAATGGGCATTTTAGCACTAATAGTAGTTTTTTATCGTATTATTTTTATTGGATATCCAATGTTTATGGAAGGATATAATAAAAAAAAACTACATATTATATTTAAGGCATTGACTACATTAGTATAAATATATTATAACAATTACTACCCGAACTACATGTTATATACTTTATTGTTATTCCATGTGATATTTGTAGTATTATAATTTATTTCATATTCATCTATTGCATGAATATGAAGTTCCGTAATAGGATCATTGTTTTCAATAGCGCAATAAATAGTAGGATTGACCGCAAGTGGTTCATTAATCGTTACGCATCGATTTAGTATAGCAAAACGATAAATGGTCCTGATTATTAGACAGTATAGAATGGTCTGTAGTATAGAATACATGATTAGGTAAGTAGTGATAGAATTCATACGTATGCGAATTTATCGTTCAATTTTATTTGAAACTGAACAATAAAACATTTTTATATGGGTTACATTGTTGCCCCTTTCAAGTATACATTAAAGTTAGTACCGTTCTCTTCTATATAATCTTCTGTCTTGAAAAAATAGGGGAGAGAAAGAGGAACCATAAATGGATATAATATTGCTACTACAAAGACAATCAGATTGCGTTTATCCGTAAACAATCGCATAAATAAAAATAATGCGACGAATATAGAAAAAAAGAAGAAATAACAAATCAAACTGATAAAGTGATAAAAGTTCATTCGTTCGATTTCGTCGGATTCATAATTGACGCGTCTCGTGTTTAAATCATATGTGTTACGCTGGTCATCGATTTGCACTGCTATATTTTTATTATCATTATCGTATTTAGAAAATATATCCAGCATATTTTTATAATAAATAAATGACGTACCGTATCTATCAATATTATTGTTAATCACCTTCACAAATTCATTATGATTTGCTGTCAGTTTATTGGAAAGAATACTCACCTGCTCTTTAATTTGATTCTCTCTAAATTTATCATACTTATCTTGACCGAAGGAGTATATATAATAGTTTTTACGAGCAGTATTTAAATTTGTCGGAGCCGATTTTACATTATTCTCGGCTTCATCATATTTTTGCTTTAGATTTTGACTATTTCTGTTTTTCATACAATTTGAATCACATGCTGATGCTTTATTAGCTTGTTCAATTAACTGATTTGCTAAATCAAATTTGGCAAATTTTTCTAATCTTTCTCTTCTTGTTGTCATTTCTTATATTTTAAACTTATATTAATGAAATATTTTAAAGTGCCATGTAACTATTGTCATCAGAAAAAGGCATTACAACATTTGTTCCACCAGACTGTAGGGTTACAGTATCGTTCGCCATTCCCATACTTCCTTTAGTTAATTGAGAACTAACCATTCCTTCAGTAACATCTTTACATGTCTGAGATGAAACATCGAATGTCATACCGTCAGTACAACAATCTTTCCCAACACATGGTTCAGATGGGCTATCTTTCTTATCATTCTCCCATACATCACTATAATCCTCTCCTGATGTATCTTTATTTGATGATGTTCCTAAGGTTTGTGAGTATGAATACTCATTGAAATTCATGTTATCTCTTGTCGAAATGTCATACATACTGTATCCAATATAAATAACACCCATTGATGCTACAATAGCGATAGCAATATTACTAATATTTGCTGGAATAAACCCCTTATTTGAAAGAATAGCAATAATTAAAATAGGAATACATGTGAAAATAATCATTTTCATAACATCTGTATGTGCTTGATATCGATCACTGTAATAAGTATTTATTTCTACCATGCGTAGCTTATCATAACGTTCTTTTTCCAGAAGTTTCAATTGTTCCTTTGCATTATTCAATTCTCCCTCTACAACGCCAATATTAGTCAAATCATTTACTAAACTATTTCTGGTATCAGATACATTGGTTTGTAAAAACAAATACATATCCTTCATGCTCAAATATAAATTCATTCGCATACCGGATAGTTCATTTATTTTAGTAATAATCTGTGTCTGTTCGCTTTTGGACACGCTGCGACCAGATACAGACGTATCTAACGAAGCATATAATTCCTTTTCCATATTTTGCAATTGTTGGATATTTTTCAATGTCTGTGTATGTCTTGAATTCATCCTCTCTAATCCATTTGGTGTTAATCCTTTATTTGACATGGTTGTATATTATGTTATGAGATAAATAATTAACTCATAATACAACTATTGCTAAAAACATAAATTGTAATTAATTTCTCTTCTTCATGATTTGAATGACCGCGATTAAAACAGCAATTGCACCAACGCTCCACAGAACATAATTATAATTATTACTGGTCATTAATAAATCAGTGCCTTGTTCATATTGATCCAATAAATTCTTAGATTTTCTATATTTCTTTATGGTCTTGAATGATTTATTATATTCTTCAATCATACTTGATACCTTTTGTTTCATCAAAGGTTTCTCTGCCACGTACTTTTGAGCTACTTTTGTTAAATTATTCATTTCATCTAATATAGCATCTATTTTCAATTCCAATTCGCGCCCCTTTCCTGCTAAATTGTTACGTTCATCTGTTGTATCACGTTTTAATCCGCATGGCGTGTTTCGGTTGATTGTATTGGTCGGTTTGCCACCATTTGACATTCCTTTCATCATAGCAGAAAACTCAGTGGTCGATACTGCTTTCACTTCACTTGTGCATGAACTGTCATTATTAGCACTTTTTGAACGAATATACAAATCAGTGCCTGGTTCTATTTGTCTATCGCCTTTTGGAAAGGAATTCATATCTTTAAGAAAACATCTACCATTACTAATTACAAATGAACCGCAACGCGAGTCCTCAATACATGCCTTTTTAGCTTCATATGGATCAGCAGTAGACTTACCAGCAAGTCTACCTTCTCGTTTTCCTCTGGAATCCCAATGTTCTTTTGCTTTACGCTCAGTATCTGGGTCAGCACAACTTGAACCAAACGCTTTTTGTAAATCGGGGTAACGATTTAAATACGATTGACAATCATACGTTCCATAGCGCGCGCCGTCATCTTTTATTTCAAAACTGCGAATATCGTTGCCCCATGCGTTTGTATTCGCGAGTTTTACAAATTCCATACCACCTTCCAACATGTTATTGGGAATGGTATTTACATTATTCTCTTTATCAATATATACCGCTTTATTCAAATCATCAACGTTATTTTTCGGTATAGTATACACCGCATTTGCCCAACCTTTTCCATATGCGTTACCATCTGAACCCTTCTTACATTTTGATATTGCCTGTCTCACTACAAAATTTCCATTTGATTGTAAATGAGCACGAACCATACCACTGTCACTGGCAATAAATTCGTTCGATGCTAAATACTCTCCTGAGCGAATATAATTTCTTCCATTTTTACGTTTATCCAACCATTCTTGAATACGATTATTGCCTTTTCGTCCTTGTGTATTCGATGACCATATCACGCCTTTATTATCTTGAGGACCAGTTCCTTTATAAATAACCAAATTACCGTCATCTTGTATGATCATAAAACATCCATCTTGATTAGTGTTTTTACAACAGGAATAATTAAACCTGTATTTCTTTCTATCCTCTGAATTTTCCATACTAACATGACCTATGTTTTCATTTTCATTACAATACATGCCATGTCTATCCAAATAAATACTATTACCATTTCCACTATCATTCCAAGAAGTAGATGTTTCACGACATTCTAAAGCACCTTTCCATTTAGCGCAACGATACCAATATCTCATTTTAGTCTCTCGCTCTTTTGTTCTTTTATGGTGTTTGTAAGGCCATCCACGATGACTCCATTTACTACGACCAGTTCGAAGCCAACCATAAGCATACTCACCACCTCTATACTTATATCTGCTATTTTTATACGTTGTAACACCGTTACAGCGATCATTTTTATCACACGCAGCCTTTAATTGATCTTCATTACCCCACATCCATTTTAAAGTATTACCACGACCAAATGAATTATTGTATGTTGTGTATTTCTTTGTTTTTACATTACCGTAATTCATTTTTAATTTGTATCCTTGTAATACATATCCATCATCGCATTTAATTGGAATATCCTCCAATTGACGTGTATCCCAATTATTATTTCCTTCCTTTGTAGATGTCCAACTTGTATATTTATCTTTGCGTTTTACTATAGATGCTTTTGATCCAGAAGAACGCATCCAATATGATAATGTCCACCATCTCGGACGAGACACTCGAAGTGCACTAATACCTGCACTCCAACTTCTTGCGACCCATTGTCTATCCAAATAATTTACTTGACCTCTTCCATAATACCTACCACCTCTTCGCCACCATCCCCACCATCTATAAAAACTAAATTTATCCGTATTAGTTTGACCATATACAGTACGTCCGCCTTTTGTCCTATAATTAGGATTCCAACGAGCCCACCATTTGTAACCAACATTTATGTTAAAATCATCTTCAGTATCTGAAGCAGGTCCTGTATATGATACTAAATTTCCATTAGGAAATAACTGAAGTTTAAGGTCTGTGTTATTTGTATAACTCCATCCTTGACGCTGTACGCCTGCCCACGTCCATCTATATTGAACACCAGAACCATATTTTTTGGCTTGCTGTAAGTCTGTTCCAGTCCAACAAGTAGTTCTTTTTATATCATTTCCCTGTATGTTTTGTAGACCAAATACAGTATGTCCTTTATCCCATGCTCTTTGAGCACAATCCTTCACGTCGAATGTATAATATCCTCCCCGTTGTTTCTGAATATTTGGAATGGCTCTATTTCCTCTATCTTTAAAACATCCTTCGTATTTTATTTCACCTTCGAAATCATCTATAAATCCGGCATACACATTTTTATCTACATCACTATCACCCAAATACTTGTCAGTTGCGGTTACTAATTCGCTATGAATCCCTTTATATAAAGCCAGTAATCTCATTAATTCGTCTGTTAACTCATTATATCTATTGGAATCATCTGTATTTGCCGACTTTGCACTCAATTCTCCTCCTCCTAACTCAAAGCCTACTCCACTTTTAGAATATGAATTTTTTTCGATAACACTGTCTGGAATATTAGATGGATATTTTTGCGTTTTTTTGCAACTACTAAATCCCTCTACTATAGAATTGTTCATTGGTTCTAATAAATCAGAAGATACAGTATTTGTATCTGCCATTTTATTGTTATTCATTTTCAAATAATCTCCTCCTTGCGTTATATTCATTATTATCTACTATATTAAATAGATAAAAAAGAATTATAATTAATGTTTTATTCTGTTAAAAAACCCGCTCTATATAAGATTTTAATTGCCCAATCGGTGTCAATGCTATGGTATTATAGTACTTATAATTAATAATATACATAAACAAGAAAAGCACTGCTAATATACCATATACGTAAGATGTTGGAATTAATCCATACATATATAACACACACATCGCAATCAATAATATAGATAATAAAACCATCACGTATAATTTCATTTGATTTGACATATTATTCAATTCTAAGTTTTCATTACTTGCGTTAGCGTCCTCAATATCCTTCGACATTTTTAACAACTGCTTTTTATCATTTTCCAATCTCTGAACAAATCGATTTGCCGTTTGTTTATTGTAAACAGATGACATTGCTGAACTGGATAACGCGTTAGATTTGCCTTGACTTATTGTTTCATTTGTCATAGTAGAAATATCAGTCATATGATTCGATATTTTTTTGTTCAAGTTCACTAATTCAATTAGAATTCCTTGTTCTTCATCTTCTACCTTTCCTGTTTCTCCACCAGGCGGTATTGAACTATGTACTCCTGTAGACTCACTCATATTATTTGTTGCGGTCAAGCTATTTCCATAGCACGTATTTTGTTTTGTAGCATCACTATAGTTATCATCTACAAACACTACAGAAGAAAATGGACCCTCTTCTGATTTTATTGCAGTATCCTTACATACTTTTAAACTATTTGCTGGACCTAAATTTACTGACCATTCTGAACCAAATACAGCATCCTTATTTTGAAAATCTTTCCATGTATCTTTTTCCCACGCGTTATGTTGAAAATTTTTATCCTTGTCGTTCACATCAATGAGACCTCCTGCGGATTTATCATATTTTAAACACCGATTACGCGTTCTCTGACCCTGTCCGTTATTATAATGTTCTTTTTTAAACAGAACATATTTACAGTCATCATCATGTGCGCAATCATCGAAACATTGTTCTTGTGTAACGCTGTTTAAAAATAGCTGTTTAATAAATCCTCTCTGTGGTTGCGATTTTAATTCAATGGGATAATGTTGTACTCTACCACTATTCAGTTTAATAGGTTCATGTATACGCTCACGTTTACTATTATATAATAAAATTACAGCACCGTTTAATCTGTATTGACAACAATCAGGACGATTGTAAATGGTAATTTTACTTACACTTACATCCTGATGTAAATCCAGTTCGACCCACTGGATACCAGTTGATTTTGTGTGATTTGAATTTGACCATCGTTGGTTATCATTTTTCATTCCATCTATCACATTATCAGCAAACCCACGATAAACATTCGAACTCGCAGTAACCGTTGTTTTATTCTGATTATTATCTTTCTTATATTTCTCAACTCCGTATATAGCTCCGTATGTTGTATCGCGTATTGCCGGTTGCGTATCATCTATATCACAACAACCACATTCACTTACTTTACCTGGTCCTCCTTTATTAAATGAATTATTATAATACTGTCCTCCAGTAAAATAGGATGCATTTATATCAGCAGTACTCATATTCTTGAAATTTTTGCTGTCACAAATATTCTTTCCACATTGATTACACTCAGTATACCAGTGCAATTTTGGTTTTGTCTGATTTACCGCCACATTTTTCCCATCTTGATCGTATACTTCTATTTCTTGGAAATGTAAATATTGATTTCGTCTATTTTGAACCTTCACATAACGCACTTTGGGATCCATTTCGTATAATTCTTTCACGTTCTTCTTACTATATATTTTACTATCTTTTGAGGAATTCTCTGCCACAACTGTCATATATTTATCATACATGCTTCTATATTCGCGCATCATCATTTCAAATTCAAACTGTTTTATATTCAATTCTACCACACTCGGTTCCCGCTTATCTACTGCTAATTGTGCCTTTGATTTTGGTCTAAAACTACAGTAACATTTATCATCAATGCTGTTTACACTACTTTTAAACTCATTTTTGTCGTCCATACTCTCAGGCTGACGTTTACAATCTTCATAGCAACGCAATTCACTACCAGTATATCCCGTCTGTAAAGCACCATCTTTATTTGAATGCCGCTGAGGATCACCTTTTGAAAATTGACCACTTATATTTTTCCATGTTGAATTATTATATGACATTGTATTATTATATATACTATAATAATAAATTAAAACATTAATCATCATTTACCAACACTTTTATGGTTATTCCCCCAACTGCTAAAGCTACAATTCCGAACACGAGATATTGATAATAATCTGAAGTCATTTTTAATTCAGAATCCGATTCTTGAGCACTTACTGTATCAAAATTGTTTTCATAATCCACCAGTTCTATCTTTTCTTTATCTAAAGTTTGAATATAACCATCTACCTGTTTCTTTTTTTCATTAATGTGCTGTTTTGTTTTAGCGTCTTTAATATTTAATTTATTTATTTCACTATACAGTTTCCTACCAATTTTAGTTAGTTCGTCGTTTAATCTATACATTTGAGTAAATAAACGAGGATCTACGTCCACTTTAATACATAAATCTTTATCTGTCATATTGTGACCCGATGGAATAGCTGTATACGCGCGATTACTTATAGATATAGCATGCGAATCACATAATGATTTCTTATTTCTCCATGAATCTATAGAATACACATGTTTTACACCACGCACATCCACATACGCATACTCGTCTGTTGCTTTATTGCGAATGTTTTTTCCAGCGATTTGGCATGCCTGACCAGGTTTCATATCACTGCTGGTAGGCATACTATCTAACATTTTATTGTTAATACTACTCGCATTATTGTAGGATGGACAACTTTTATGATTTGCGTTTAATCCAGATTTACTATATTTATGAGTATATCCATAATTATTTACATAGTAATGATTATCACTGTTTACTACTACTTTACCCAAATGATTTTTCCATGTTTCGTAATTTTGCGATTTTTGAACTACTTCTTCCTTAATTTGCTTCTGCAATCTATTATAATTACTAAGAGTTCTGCTAAATTTATCATCTAAATCTTGGATATGTTTCGTAGTATTTTCTACGTTTGTATTATTTCCATTTCTAATTGCACTATCCATGCCTTCTTTCATTGAACATACATCGGGAGCACATGTAGTCATTATCTTTCTAAAATCTATATAATTGGAATGTGTATTGTTAAAGTCTTTTAACACTTGTCCTTGTTGTAAACCTATATCATTATTAACCGTTTCAGAATACATTTTATATATAGTATAAATAGAAAATGTATTCAGTTTATGTTGATTTGGATTTGTAGTTTTTTAATAGAAATATAAATAATCCAATTGATCCGGCAAAAAACATAATAGATTTTGAATAAATTATTTTATATTCGTATTCTTTATCATGTATCATTTGTTTTGTGCTGTAGTCTGTGCCGTACACCTTTTTATATTTATCCGACAATTCTATATATTTTTTTTTTTCGGTTTCGTTTAATACATCTTGTTTTTTAATTAATATATTCACATCATCAAAAGACTTTTGAGTATCATTGTCTAAAATAAATGTCATTTGTTCATAATTAACAATAGCTGTCTTATCGCGCATATACAATTTTTTATTCTCATCATATTTTGGATTTACAACATAACGAAAAAAACTATCTTTGAAGTTCTCCAGAGCAAGAAAAAAATTGTCGTCCAATTCTGTCAGTCGGTCTTTAAAAACATCGGGGTCCGTCATTAAATTCAATTTATTTTTATTCGTATCATAACCTTTTTTACCTAAATCTGTGTTGAGATTTAATTGCATGAACTATATATTATATAGATAATTTTAATCGTTTATACAATGTCTATAATAATCGCCGACTACAGCAATTTTGCTTTTGCGTTCTATATGGCAAATTTTACCAGGACGCATACCAATGGCTAATGCTACAGGATCAAATCGAGAAATATCCGGGATTTGCGTGGTATTATTAATGCCATATTCTTTCTTGAATTTCGTTACTTGTTCATCTGTCAAAATAGTATGTTTGGGGACTAATTCGTGCTCCAAAAGGTTGAATTGTAGTCTCTTTAGTGAATGTACAATAATGAATATATCTTCATTACTAAATATCGTCTTTAAAAACGCCTGAAGACTACTATTAGGATCATCCTTAGCTATAATAATCAATGTATCTCCTTTGTTTAAAATTTGTTCCAGATTATATAGATCTTCAATCATATCATAAATATATGTGTCACGAAGACCTTTCAATAGGAAATATTTCACAAATACTTTTTTTTTATTTTCTGTATCAGTCAATAACATATCTAATTGCTTATTCTGGTTCATAATGTTCACTTCGTTAATACTAAACTCGTTATAGTTTGATACATCATATCCCTGTGGCTGTAAATGATCCAGAATGACTTGTCTACTTTTATAGATACTTAGGGTTCTACTGCTTTGCTCTGATGCTTGCATTGTTATTTTAATATTATATGATATTAATTATTTAATTCAATTTTTTAAATAATCAATATGAAATTATTATAACACTTTTATAATGTTATTGTTTTCTTTGTTTCACTATTATCTTCATCGTCTTCTTTTTTATCTTCAGCGACATCGGTTAGAATGCTAATTTCTTTGTTTCCGTTTCCTTTGTCTACTATTTTACTGACATTTAATGTCTCTGTGCTTGGTAACTGAGACAGACTATTTATAGATTCGCTTTCCATTTTTGTCGCACCATCTACCGCATCAACTATAGATTGGGTATTTACCTTTGATTCAGACAATGGAATTTGCTGATTACCAGTATTTATTATAATCGTCGGAGATGCTGGCGCATATGGTGGTGAATGTGATGGCGATCCTGGATAATATGGGGGAGAATGTGATGGCGATCCTGGATATGACAAATTAGAATCATTAAATTCTTTTTCTGTCATTACTCTTCCTAACACAGCAGAATAAGGGGGACTATCCGGGTCCCATATAGGCGGTGAACTTGGAGAATATGCTGGTGATCCTGTAGCATATGGCGGAGAACTTGGAGAATAGGTTGGTGATCCAGGAGCATAGGCTGGTGAACTTGGAGCATAGGCTGGTGAACTTGGAGAATAGGCTGGTGATCCTGGAGCATAATTCGGCGTTCCTGGAGGAGAATAGGATGGACTTCCTGGAGGGGTAGTAGATGAATCATTAGGACTATGAACATCATATACAGGGGTTCCAGGTTTCAATAAGTCTGATTTGGGTACTTCTATCTCAATATAACGATGGTCATAAATATTTTCTGCCATCTTAGCAGGAATATCATACAAATTATAACTTCGAATCGTATACATCCAACTGTTTGATGAATTAATAGAAGTCACCTTCCATATTCTATTAGTTAAACTATCTTTCTTGTAATAGATTTGATCTCCTTGATCAATAATATCAGAATCGGAATCATCTGCCCAATCTTCACCATATTCATATTTGCTTGATTTTTGAGCCAAATGTAGCCTGGAAGCAACAACCATTGCTGTCTTACCATTGTTTATATATCCATCTACGGTTGGCAATTCCAAAAGATCATACGTAGTAATTACATACTCCCCATCTGGTAATTTCTTTGATATAAACCATATTCTATCACGTTTGCTATCCTTTGTATAAATAACTTCATCGCCTTTCTCGAAATTAACCAGTGTTTTAGACGATGGTTCTATATTTCTCATATCTAAATTACTTGAAATCGCAGTGGTTTCGACATCTCCTCCCGGTGTTTTCTTTAATACATCCGGTATTTTATCTTTATTTGATTTATCCACCGACTGTTTATGGCTGTCTGTTATTCGACGTTGGACCAAACCCATATCAGATGAGGGCGAATCATCTATATTCAATAACTGATTAATATTTTTTGAAAAGGACATACTTTCAAGTTGGTTGATATTATC